CCTAAATCAAAAGCCCACTCGTAAACCTGATTGAGAAAGTGGTGCATCTCACCAGAGTCTAACTTGCTGGTCTGCCTCAACTGGTCTTTGATGATTGTCTTTCCAACCTTGATTTCTTCAGTTCCAAGGAATAGCTGCTTCAGTAATAGCTTAACATTTTCTTCAGTGTAGGAGGCATCACGCTTGTTCACTGCCGTACTTAGGTATCTGCACCAAGCATGGAACATGGCGCTCTGTGACAATGTGCGGGGGTTGCTGTATGGCTTTAGGGTAATAGCGCAGGGCTTTTTGTAGTCCCACTCTTTAAGGCGGTCAGCAATATACCTGAGCCGAACATCTATCTCCTCGGCTCGGTACACTTTTACACTGTCAGCATCGCTCAAACCAATGCCCTCGATAACCACTTCTGGCTGGTTATTGCTTCCTGCGATTCTAGGCGCGACTCAAAAGGCTTATCTGCATCGTTGTTGTAGGCTGCCTTAGCCACTCTTAAATCGTAGTCAGTAATGACCTTGCACTGCTTTGCCCTGAGCCTGCTGTGTAGCGTCTTGGCGTTAATGCCTGCGACCTCAGCCAGATGGGGTAAGCTGTATTTCTCCCCAGACTTTAGCTTTGTATTCCTTCCAGCGTAGGAATATTTAATTGCAATCTTTCTTGAGTTTGGATGTTGTACTCTAAGCATATTTCACCTCATTGCCGCCGTCATAATAGAAGCCGCGAGTAGTTAGGTAATATTGTTTCTGAGCTTCTTTCTCGTGTGGCTCTACCCATGTAATGTCCGTCAGTGAACACTCTAAGGTTCTGCCCCTTATTGAATCACCAACCTTAGCTAATGAACTGCGGGTGTCTTGTTTACCTGCTGCTTGCTGCTGCGGAACAAAGGGAGACATACCGCCAGTCTTTTTTGCTCTGGATAACCAGCTGTTAATAAACTTGGGCATACCGACTTTGGTTTTACGTTTAGCGGGGTTAGTAAGTAGCCACATCTTCATGGCTGTTAGCTCGTTGCGGACCATGTCTTCGCCATAGGCATTAATCAAGTCTTGGTGCAGGTCATCAGAGATTAGGTATTCTTCGCCAGTTTTTAAGAGCATGGCAGACTCCAGCGGGCAATGGTGCATTCTTCGTCGAATCTATTTTTAACAGTGACGTTTTCTTTTATCAGGTGGTGACCATCACGCTTTAGGTTATACACTACAGCGGATATTCTAGTAATGCCTAGCTCATGGAAAGCGTCTAGGCTGGTTATTGTGTTACCACTTCTAAGGTAATCGAGTACACGTTGCTTCTGATTCATTGTTCTTTCTCCGTTGATTCCAGCTGAAGCTGAAATAGTTATTTTTGAAAGGTTTGTTTCTATATGTTTACAAAGTGCCATTAAGTGTACATATATATTTATTAAAGATACCTTAAACCCTTTTACTTGTAGAAAGTAAAATTTAAGAAAAAAGGGCAAAAGCAACTTTTCGGTAAAAACAGTTATCGTATCGAATATCTAATCTATCCTTCAGTGAATACCGATTCACTTTAGGGGCTATGTTGAGAGGGTCAACTCAGTCTCTGGGGTTTAATTTAAGATTTTCCCCAGCCTCTAGCCCGATAACTTCTTTGATTATAATTTGCATTAACCTGTTTGTAAACACAAAACAGGGACTATCTTCCAAGCCGAAAGAAATCCACCGCATCTACATTAAGTGCAGCGCAAAGTTCCTGCATGGTGTGAAGCTTCATATTAGGTTGGGTTCTCCACCGTATAACCTGCTGTGGGCTTGTCTTAGCGATTCTGGATAGCTCTGCGTTAGATATACCCGCATTTTGCTGGGCGGCTCTAACAGCCTTTCCTGCGTCTATAAGTTGCATATTATTATCTCACCTGTGATATATTGTTATTGACCGACTAGCGTTGGTCTTTCTCCTGTTGGTTGCCCCCCGCGAGGGGGGCATTTAACTCTTAAAACGGTATGTCTTCATCAAACTCGGCTGTAGGTGCCGGAGCTGCTTTGGGTTGTGGTACTGACTGCTCATCTTTAGCCGTATATGAAAGGCTCATGTATTTAGTGCCTTTAGAGCTGGTGTTAATCCAGCCAGATACCCAGTAATCAACTCCGCCAATCATGGCGCTACCTTTTCGGTCTGGGTGCTTTTCGCTTTCTTTCTTATCATTAACAAATAAGGCGCCACTATTATCTTTTTGCTCGTATGTACTCATGTTCTTTTCTCCACTTCAGTTTTTATGGTTTTGACAGCCGCTTTAACTTCTTCGGCTAGTTTGGTTATGTATTCATTGTCACGTTCTACTCTGACTTGAACGTGAGCAGTTTCAGGGTGATAGGCAAAGGCATACCAATAGCTTGCACCAGTTACCCACATAGAGCCTTGAATCTGTTGCCAGTACGCTTTAACTAACTCTTGTGGGTCACGCATATACTTGACCATCGTTTGACCAAGTGGGCATTTGATTTCAACACCGCCATTGTCATCTAAGAGTCCGTCAGGTGAACATCCGTATGTGAGTGCATCATCCTGTACAAATCCGACTTGCCTAACAGAAACATTATTTATAAATTCAAAATTCTCTCTTGCTTCAGGTTCTAACTCTGTGCCGCGCTCCATAGCGGCTGATGTGTAAGTCTCTGGTATTTTTCCAGATAGTTTTTCGAAAATAAGCTGATTGATATAAGCCTCAGCCTGTGCGCTAGGTTTTCCTGTCCTTGTTATCAGTTTACCAAAACCACTTGCAGATGGTTTACCAAGGCGCGATTCGAACCACGCCTCAGTTCCTTGTTCTTCGCTTGAAATAATCATTTAAACTTAGCTCGTAAAGCTGCTACAGCTCTATCATAATTTACAGATAACAAAGTCTCAGGGCTTGAGCATTTAAACGCTTTGCAGAACTTAGGCGTGTCACTTCGCGTTGATGCAAGTAACTCTACAATATTCACTAGCTGTTCAGGGCTGATAACTCTCTTATCATCTCCCCGAAGCATGGCTGCCTCTGCATCATCATCTACCTGCGGAATACCTGCCATAGCCGCTAGACCGTAACGTCTTGCGTAGGTAATACATGAACCGCCTGCTTGTGGGTCACGCTTAACCATCGGTAACAGAAACTCTTGCTCTAGCCATTGACCAGATATATGCATCAGTCTGGTCGATACGCCTACGCTGTTCTCTGTGCTTACTGGAAACTGAACATAGCTCAGTCCATTATCTGCAAAAGGCTCTTTTACTACTTGCATCACATCTGACAGGTCAGCGTATTTTGATTTGAAGAAAGGATTACCAGAGCCTCTAACCGCCCCACCCATGTTAGCTTGAGCCTTACATAGAGCTGTAGCCAACTCATTAATTAACTCACTTGAACGCATATTATTTCTCCCAATATTCTCGAATTGCTAGTTTAATTGACAGACGGTTAAAAACTGCTCCATCTGGTGTTCTTTTTGGTAATGCCATCATCAACAGATAAGTAGCTCTTTTGAGGCTAATCTCACTCGGCATCCATTCCCACTCAGCATACCAATCTGGCTCATTATGTAACCAAAGCGATATATTCCAAGCATTCCAACTTCTGTGACCATTATATTCTTTCATTTGTGACTCCTATTGTACTAAATTGTTTATGAAAAGGTAACACTTTTGTGAGGGTCAGAACCATTAACTGACCTGCGTTCTGCTTCGGCATATAGCGCGCCGTAAGCTCTGTAGTATTCGTCAGGAGCATATTCTCTAGCAGGGTTATTCAAAGCGAAATCTTTTTCCGCTAATTCGTACCAGTAATTATTAAAATCTGAACTAAACATATACTCTCCTATTGCTCTATACGTTTAACAAACAATGCAACGGCGTCTTCAATCTTCATGCCGTAGGTTGTGATTTGCTTCACTTCATCGCCAGTCATGTCATTATTGGGAAAAACGATTCTCCAACGCTCTAGCATTCCTCTACGCATATAACCTGCTGTCTTTTTATTCAGAACTGACACAACTGCACCAGCCCCTACTCGTTCAATTTTGAACCAGTCACCTTTTGAGTTTTGCTTTCTCATTAAATTTCACCTCTTTTAGTAAGTTCCATTGATGCATAATGAATCTCATCTTGGTACTGAGCGCATTTTGGGTTTTCAGGGTGTGCCGCAATAGCTTCTTGGCAGTCCAAGATAATATGAATCAAAGATGGTGATTCTTTAGAAGCGAAAGCCTCCATCGTTTCACTGTGCCACCTGCCTGTACCGTCACCGTAAATTGTCACTTCAAACCTCCATTTCTACGATAAAGCATTTAATTTTTTCCGCGTTATAATGTACCCACATTTCCCATGCTATAGCATATGTTGGGCAATTTATAAGATTCTTACTTTCTGTAAATCTGATTTGGTAGTTCATGTTATAACCCTTCTTGTTTTTTGAATGTAGGTGCATTATCTATTATGTTTACTTAAATGTAAACACTTTAGACAATAAAAAGCCCAAGTTAATGGGCTAGCTGTTTGGTTATGTGCTTGGGTAGGTGTTTCGGAAGCCTACCTTCCCTGACTGTGTAAAACTCCCTGTCAATTAATCCGGCAGCTTCTGTGCTGTAGCTTACCCACAACTCGATAAATGAGTTCTCATCTGCCACCAAGCACTGCGCCTGCCTTGCCTCTGCATAGCTGTCCTCAATGAAGGACTCCAATATATCCCC